TCTCTGTTATAGAGGTATTGGATTTGTATGCAGATATTTATTAAAATCAAAAAAAAACCCGCTAAATCGGCGGGTTTTAAAATGTTTGTGACATAAAATTGCAACAATTTTACTAACCAGTCATTACACGGCTCACTGCACTCATTACAGCAGCAATACGCCCGATGTCACGTAGTTGTTCTACTGAGTAACCTTCTTTTTTCAAAGTATCATAGTGCGCTTTGACACAGAAGTGGCATTTGCCCACGATTGATGCGGATAGACTATAAGCCTCAAACCGTGCTTTGGTAGTACCGCCGTGCGTGGCGATAGCATTCATTCGAAGCTGTGCAGGCAGGCCCGTGAGATTCTCGTCCCCGGCCATCTCCACATAAGGATACCACACGTTATTCATGGCCATCAAGCTGGCAGCAGTGATGGCAGCTTCGGCTTCTTTGGTATCCGCGATCTGTCCCTGCATCCAAGTCCACAACCGGGTATTGCCCGTGGCGAATGCCGCTGCCAGAGCCACTGCTTCTGCTTCTTCTGGCGCCAGTGTGCTGCGCTTGACCACTGCGTCGATGTTGAGCCTGGTATCTTTGGCATAGTCAGGCAACCCATTTTTGATATCATCTACCCACTGCATTATTTGTTTCCTCCCTGATTGCACGAAGGGCAATGATATTGCTTCAAGTATTCAAAATATTCTCTATAACTCATCGCTCGTCTCCTTAGAGTGTGTCGCCGCCAATACTGCGGTTGCAGGCACAGAGTTCACCGGTTTGGCATGCGTCTAGTACACGGAGCGTCTCTTCTGGGCTACGACCCACGTTCAAATTGTTGACAGTGACGTGCTGGATCACGTTGTCGGGATCAACGATGAATGTGGCACGGAGTGCGGCGCCAGCGGGTGCATAGAACACGCCCAATTGATTGATCAGGCTGAGTTCATCGCGAGCTGTGTCGGCGAACTGGATGTGCTTGATCTTCTTGAGATCTTCGTGGGCGTTTTGCCAGGCCAGTTTGCAGAACTCGTTGTCTGTTGAACCTGTGAGCAGGATGGCGTCACGGTCTAGGAAATCTCCTGCGAGTTTGTCGTAGGCCACGATCTCTGTGGGGCAAACGAATGTAAAATCTTTGGGATAGTAAACGATGACTTTCCATCTACCTGCCCAGGTCTCGTCGGTGATGGTGAAGAAATCATCTCGACCGGGGTTCACGCCAGTGATGGCGAATTTTTCAATTTTATCTCCTACTGTTTTCATTTAAAAATCTCCTTGTGATATGAAAGTTTGATATATGTTGTTGTGCAACATGTCATTATTATATAGCAGGAAAAACCTATTGGTCTAGTACTTTTTATAGGTTTTTCCAATAATTATTTTAATAACGCTTATTGGAAAATCCAATAACAAAAAAGCGAAAAGGTGCCGAAGCACCCTTTCTTGCTCTGCGATCTTTGGTTTACTAGAGTCCGAGTCTGGCCACTATGGGTTCACACCAAGTAGATGACCCCGACAGCATGTTGGCACAACCTATGAAATCTTGGGCGACATACAGGAACACCATCAGAGCGATCAATCCCATGATCAGTCGTATCTGTGATCGCCGTTGGCTCATCAAGCAGGTTCCCGCAATCCTCTCCAGCGTAGCACGGGCAAAGGATCTCGCCCGTCATCGGGAATCCATGTTTGTCCATCCCACGTGGCATAACCCTCTGAGGGCCAAGGCCATTTGACATCTTGATATTCCACTTCATACAAGCCTAGATGCACCGGCTGTTGATCTCCAGACCACCATGGTGTCTTTTGGGCATCTGCGTCAATGGCTTCACTGGCCCACATCTCCTCGCCTTCCAGTACCGGCATGTCTTTCAGTATCTTGTCTAGTTCTTCCACAGGGTCCCAGCGCTCACTGGTGCAGACAGACTTGGGCATCTCTTCGTTGTCGTTTTCTACTTCATAGACCTTGCATTCCATGCCCTTGCCCGTGGTCGAGTATGCACCATGCCCGTCCACTTCCTCGCCGTCGTATTCCACGCTACCGATCAGGCGCCAACCATCGCAGTCGGTCCAATAGATGGCCAACTTGCTGGGATCAAAAGGTTGAGTAATGCGCACACTACCAGAGAAAAATGTACCTTTTTCAAAATTTTGTGCCAAGAACACATAGGTTCCGTTGGGTTCGTCTTCTTGGGGGCAGACATGGCTGTGCCCCGAAGTGTCGACACCATGCTGGTCTAATGCATCTAGATCGGTGATGCTTTGGAAGATAGTCCGACCTTCTAGGGCGTCGTCCACTGTGATCCAGCAGCCGTCTGAGGCTTCGCAACCTGATTCATGACATAGGTCGTCTACGTCGTGCCAGGCACCATCGGGACAGAAGTTGGCATCGGCAGGCACATCTTCAAATCCTTCGTTGTCCCAAGCCGTAGCGTAATCATCGAGGTCGTCGCGGTCTTGCCAGTAATCATAAGCAGCCTCTGAGATACGACCCATGACGATCTCTCCACCATACCCACTCAGCGTGATCTCGATGTCGCGCGGTACAAATTTCAATGCATCAACGAGTTCTTGTTTTTGCTTGAGTGTAGCCATGTTATTTCTGTCCCAGTTCGCGGGCGATCAGTTCTTTCTCCCTTTGGTAAGAAGCATATTGCCAACTGACAATCATGGCCAGCAAGTATCCCAAGAGATAAGTCATCGAGATGCCCAAGACCCAGATATCCAAAGGAATACCAAAAACCACCGTGGTACTGGTGGGCGTGACACCTGCCCAGATGCCCAAGGCCACGGCCAGGAAATACGACCATTCGGTAAATTTAGCCTTGCGAATTTGGGCAAATTGCCAATTTAAGAAACCGCGGATTTCGGTCATTTGGTTGTCCTTTTTGAGTATTAGCGATAAGCAAATTATAGCACGGTCGTGTATTATTGGTCAAGCACTGGATACCAACCCAATCTTGCTAAATCAGTTTGGATTTCTTCAGTGATCACGCTTTCGGACACATATCCTTTGGTATCATCTGGCTTTCCGATGTCGTCGTCGGGATGGCTGCGGACCATGCCCGAGCAATACCAGTCTAGGTAATCACCACCGGTGTTTTCGATATCGGCTACCACTCCACCGTCATATCGCCAACTGCAACTCCACCGCCGGCCCAGCAGCATCTGCCAGATGTCACGCTCGTACCATTCGTTGTTGCACAAGGCAGCGTAGAGATTCTGAGCATAGGCCCGGCTACCGCGTACCTTGGCCACGATCTCGGCGTCTTGGCAGATATCGTAGTCTAGGTTATGGGTTCTTTGCGTCTTTTTTCGCGGGGGCTTTTTCACGGAGTTCGCAACTCACTGTCATTTTGCTGTCGGCCTGTTTCAAGGCCTTGATGTAGGTGCGCATCTTGGCTTCGCACTCACTTATATTCCGGAAATTATCTACCACGGCATGTTCGGTGTTGAGCCAGATCAGCAATACCCATTCCATGATTTACTCCTGTTTGAGTTCTCGTGCCACGAGAGCCCGCATCAGATCGAACTTTTCCCGGAGATCTTGCAATCCAGGATGCTGTTCGCACAATCGATCCAGTTCGGCTTCCTCGGCTTGTCGGCGTTGTGCCCAGCGGACCGTGGCTTCAATTTCTGGAGATAGTTCTACCTGCATGGTCTGTCTGAGGGTATGCCAACTCGTTCCATCGTAGACTTCCATGCAACCTTGAGCGGCATTCCATCTCATCATGCCTGACATGGGTGCAGTAGTGTTGCTGGCGAACCATGGTACGGTGCCAGTGACATTCACTGTCAGCATTGGGCTGTTGGAGTATGCACTGCTGATCATCCTGTGTTTCCGTACTTGAGTTGCCAGAAAGTGGCTAGACTGTCAGCCAACCAGATCTGATGGCTGTGTCCAGGATCTCGCCACCATGTGTGCTGATATCCGGGATCACCAAACTGTTCCTGCAGCCAAGTCACGGTTTCATTGAGTTGGCGATCTGATCTACAGTACACACGCAGGAAATAATGTGTGTGGAAACTACGATCAGCATCATCCCAGATCATCTTCTTCACACGAACTGCCTGTGCAGGATCGTAATCAGTAACCTCTATGATATCTTGTACCTGCGTCCAGCCCATTATTGCCTCATGCTTTCCAAGGTGATGGTCTTGCCCAGTTCGGTGTTGAAATCTTGTTCGTCGGTGATGATGTAGTGCCGCTCGTCTGAACGATCCTTGATCCTATCATAGGTGCGGAAACTTACTACAAACCCACCGATGACCTTTTTGATATTGATGCGGAGTCCGTCCTGCCAAGGTGCGGAGTCTTCTTCTATCAGCCCTATGCCCGCCATACGGGTGGAAGGTCTCGCTGACACATCGGGTACATCAGGCATGTTGTCTCTGTTTTCCCAAGCCCATCGGCATTTGCGGGCGAACCATTTGTCAAACCATTTCATATCCGTCTCCAAAGAGTGTTTACTGTATTGTAACAAACAACATCATCGAGGTCAAGGACTCCAGTTGGGGTCATTGGCGATGACTTCGTCCCGCACGTGATTGTAGATGGCACGCCGCACCGTTTCTGCACGATGATGCTTGTCCCGGCTGCCCAAGACCACCACTACGAAAGTATCTGCTCCCGAATCCACTATCATGGCCACACACCACCCAGCCGCTCGTGTGAATCCGGTCTTGCTGATCAGCACGTTGTCGAATTCAAACAGCAATGGTCGATTGGTGTTCCAGAGTTCTATGGTGCGTATCTGGCTACCGTAGTGTGTGTCCAACAGTATCTGTTTTTGGGCGGACGCCTGGGTGATAAACTCGTATCGCAAGGCTCTCAGCACCATGCGCTGTATGTCCCGGGCGGTGCTGATGTTGTTGCGGCTCAGGCCCGACGGATCATCAAAGAACGTGTCACGCATTCCGGTATCCCGGGCTTTTTCATTCATAGCAGCGATGAACCCGGATCTGCCCCCAGGGTGGTCACGGGCCAAGGTTTCAGCGGCAGCATTGTCGGACTTGACCAGCATGGCGTTCAGCAAATCTCTGCGGCTGTAGTACTGGCGTGGGATATATGCTCCTACCGTGGTATCCAATAATATCTTGCGATCAAGGTTGGGGTCTGTGTCGATGGCCACCATGGCAGTCATGATCTTGGTTATGGACGCGATGGATCTAATGGCATTGGTGTTGTCCTGGATGATCATGCGATTGGTGGTGCGATTATACAGCAACAATGCCTCGGGCTGTGCGGCCAAGGGCCAGGACAGGGATACCAAAAGCGCAGCGATAAAAAACTTCATCACTGTAGATGTCTTTTTTGTCCGTCGGATAGGGAAGATTCAATGATTTCTTTTTCGTCATCGCTGAGTGCGTCCCAGGCTTCATCGTCGGTGATGTCGATGCTGTTCTCTTCCAGTTCGCCCGACTCGGCCATGCGGGTGATCTCGGCCACGAACTGATCTAGTTCTTCCTGTGTGCCTTCCCAGCCATCAAAGGCACCGGGTGCGAATTCTACGTGGATTTTCTTTTTATCGTTGGGCATTGACGAATACCTTTGCTTGGATACATTCGGTGGATTTGGGGTGGACAAACCGTCCGTGATGCTGACGCACCGCTTCACAATCTTCGCGGCTGTGGAATGGTGGGAACATCACTTGTTGTAAATTCATGCTACCGACTAACAGCCAGGCTGTGATCCACATGCTAACCCCACCAATGATACCGCTCAGGAATACGGCTCTTGATCGGATCCCAGATCCGTTCTTCGATGGGTGCTAAAAACTTGGGGCGTGGGATCAGCCAACCCAGTACAATACCGACGATCAATGTGAACATAGTGACTCCTTTTTTATGGTGGGCCGGGTGGGATTCTAACCCACGATCAACGGTTTATGAGACCGCTGCTTTGGGACACTAAGCTACCGGCCCATACAATGATTATATGATAGAAATCAATGGCGGTCAACACCGATAATGTCAAATTGGCTAGACTGGGTTATCCGGATCTTGATAGTTCACGCTGATCACGCCTTCTCTGAAATCCACAGTCTCGGGATCGATATCTTCGGCTACAGTTTCCCAATCGTATCGATCTCTGCGGCCAGCATCACCATCTCGGTTGATCTCTAACACCCAACCTTGTTCAGTCTCTGCGATTCTCCAGAACTCTTCGGGCTCAGCCTGCCAGCGATTATTAACTGTTACATCCCTGAGATCTATAGAGAAATCCGGGCCGATGATGATGACATCACCGGGATCTGCGGGCGATTCAAGATCTGGCTCGGGCTCTGTTGATACTTCTGTCTCTGGCTCTAGATCAACTTCCGGTTCAAAGGTGTAGAGATCTGCAGGCGGATAATCTAAAGTTTCAACGCCAGTGACCTGGCCGCTTTTACCTGTAGGAAATTGCTCGGTCGTGGCCTGTGCTGTGACTGTGCCGTCGTTTCCAACATTATAAAAGTTATCCCCTTTGACTCCGGTGATCTCATTGGCACCACCGGTGTGTACGAATATGTCAGTGACATCTCCATACTTGCTACCTACATATGCTGCCAAGTCTAGCACATCATTGACTTGGTTAGTGTCCGTGGTAAAGTTGAACTTGATATATGCGATTTCTCCCGTGGCAAAATCAGTATATTCAAATGCCACATAACTGATGCCATAACGGAATTCTCCTGATACGGGAGGGGGTTCCTCTGGGTCGTCAGGTGGCGGTGGAGGTGGATCCTCGGGTTCCTCTGGGTCGTCAGGTGGCGGTGGAGGTGGATCCTCGGGTAGATCTTCTCCGCTGTTTCTTGTCAGCGTGGGCGGGGGTGTTCCTTGTCCTGGATTTTCGGCATCGGGTGTTTCTCCCGATTCATCCGTGGTATCCACATTCTCATCGACTGTTCCGTTGACAGTCAAGGGTGGTGTATCTGTTGGTTCCTCTGCAGCAAGACCTTGGGACGCGGAGCCGTCACGGCTATTGCTATTGTTTCCACGTCTGGCACCATTGGCGTTGCCAGTCTCAATCCCAGTAATCTCTAATTGCGTAAGTTCAGCGCCGCCACCCGCCGCAGTCAATTGGATGTTGACGTCAAAATCTCTGGGTGCTTGATCGATCCCGCTGGTGGTGGACAAGTTGAAAACATCGGGCCTGCCGCCTTGGGGCACACGGGCGTTCCATGCGTTTTCAGCACCGTCTCTGTAGATGCTGGGATTGTCGTTGCCGCCTATGGTTCCGGTCTGCGAGGGGTCGTCACCTCCGATATCACCACGGACATCTTTGTCCAGTTCCGGGATATCTTGCTGTAGGCTAGTGAGATCGTCTAAGATCTGTGCTTGGTTGGGTTGTTGTGTATCTGCCATGATATTCTTTCTGTAAATTTCTGCAAGTATTTACATGTATAATAGCATGGAAAACCTCGACCCGCACTATAAAATTAGTCATATAACTTTAGTTAAGACGCCGTCACAAAAATTTCACAAATCTGTAACACAACGGTCATATCTTTGTCATTAAATATTTTACGATACAACAACCAAAAGGAGATCACATGATCAAGAAGTTTGTCATCGCATTACTCGCGTCCATCGCGATACCTGTCCATGCTGCCGACATCACTGGTGCCGGTGCCACATTTCCTTATCCTATCTACGCCAAATGGGCCGAAGCCTATAAAAAGACATCTGGTGTGGGACTCAACTATCAGAGCATTGGTTCATCTGGCGGCATCCGACAGATCAATGCTGGAACAGTGACCTTTGGTGCCACTGACGCACCTGCGAAAGGTGAGGATCTGGACAAAAACGGACAAGTGCAGTTTCCTGCCATCATCGGTGGTACTGTGCCCGTGATCAACCTTCCAGGATTCAGGCCCGGCGAACTACGCATCACTGGTCCTGTGCTGGCTGAAATCTATCTGGGTACCATCATTAAATGGAACGATCCCAAATTAGTGGCTTTGAATCCTGGTAAGAATTTGCCCAACGAAAATATCACTGTGGTGCATCGTGCCGACGGATCAGGCACCACATTCAACTTTACCGATTATCTCACAGTGGTCAGCAAAGACTGGGCGGATCGCGTGGGCCGTGGTGCAGCCGTGAAATGGCCCGCTGCTAGTTCTGTAGGCGGTAAGGGCAATGAAGGTGTTGCTGCCAATGTGAATCGCATCCGAGGTAGTATTGGTTATGTTGAATATGCTTATGTCAAGAAAAACAACATGACCTTCATGCAGTTGCAGAATCGTTCAGGTCGTTATGTCAGTCCCGATGATTTGACATTCGCAGCCGCAGCAGATGGTGCAGACTGGTTCTCGGTGCCAGGCATGGGACTTTCGATCGTAGACCAGAAGAATCCACAGGCTTGGCCCATCAGTTCAGCCAGTTTCATCATCATGTATAAGAATCCCAAAGACAAGAATCAAAGCCAAGAAGTCCTGAAGTTCTTTGATTGGGCTTTCCGCAACGGTGGCAACCTAGCACGTGAACTGGACTATGTGCCGCTACCTGGTAGCCTGCAACAGCAGATCCGAGATCGTGTGTGGAGCCAGATACAGAAATAATCCCCGGTAGTCAATGATTCTGGCAAACCGCCCCCCCGGGGGCGGTTTTGTTTTACTGCGTCTCAGTTTGCGTGTCAATGAAAATTTTTTATTTCGAGCAATGTCGCCAGATTGTACTGTTACTATTTTATATATGTTGATTAATTATATCTATTGTCATATTGTAGTTTATAAGCAGCAAGAAACCTACAGAAACATACCACTAAAGTACGGTCGTACAAGTTCAGGCGAGAACCAAGATTCTGCGTATTAAGTATTAGTAAGATATAGTTGTAAGATTAATGTTATAAGATATAGTTGTAAAATCTAGTTGTAAATTTCAGATGTTAAACATATTCAATTACACAAAGGGAGATATATGCCATGTCGAAGATGGATGGTGAGAAACCAATGGAATGTTCGGATTTGTTTATAAAACACAATCTCGATAGAATAGACCATCCATGTCCGGTGATAGTATTTGTTTCTCCGAGACCCGAAGCCGGGGAGAATGTAAAGAAAATGTGTGGTGGGGCCATTCCCTGCTGCCAGGTACTTAAAGTTCCCACTCTGACAGAATTTGTGTCTTGTATCGGCACGCTTGACCCAGATCTGGTAATCATCGATCCAGAACATTTGTTTGACTCGGACAAATACAACATCTTTGAGATCATCAATCTGGTTCGTACCTTGCCCAAACTCACCGGAAGCAACAAGATCGTCAGATTTCTCGTGGGAGTGGCACCCCATGCTTCTCCAGCGTTCATACGAGAAGTCTGGAATCTGGAGGTCGATGGCATATGGCCACAGGGCCCGAGATTCACGTTTGAGGAAAAGACTCGGGCGATCAATGATGCGTTTGCCGGCATCAAACATATACCAGAATTCCTAGCGGACCGCATGAGAAGTCGCCGGGTCAGCACCGCAGAGAAAAATTCGGAAATCTCGCTCACGCCCAGGCAAAGCCAGATCCTGGACATGGTATCTAATCGCGGCGCATCCAACAAAGTCATCGCCAAGACTCTCAAGATATCCGAAAGCACAGTCAAACTCCACATGAGTGCCATCTTGAAAAAATATGGCTGCAGGAATCGCACCCAACTGGCAGTGTTCAGCCAGCAAAAAGACAAACAGACCGGATCCAAAGTGTTGGCTTCTTTGTGGGCGAGTGTTGCTTTGGTTGCCGCTCCTATAGCCGCCTCTGCTATAGCACCTTATACGACCCAATCATCGACTCCTTTGATCCAGCCCTTGGCACAATGTGATGACCTTTATCAATCGCTAACACTACCAGCAACGACACCACTGCGACGCAGTGATGCGGGTCAAGCTCCATTGACTTTTGAGAACAAACTCGGGACTTTTGAGAGCAAAATCGGGACTTTTGAGACCAAAATCGAGACAACAGAAACAACAGAAACAACAGAAACAACAGAAGTACACCAGATAGTCGACATTGCCATTACCACTATTTGTTATGATGTATAGTTGTTTCCTGATTTAATACTTTCACTGGCATAGATAGTTCTTCCTAAGTATCCACGGGCGAACCTGTGGACGGTTTACAAGAATCGCATCCAACTGGCAGTGTTCTGCCAGCAAAAAGATAAGACTTTAGTCTGACCTACTTCCAAGATCGGGTCTATACAGACCCAAGCTGACTTGATTGTTGGACTTCTCCTTTTAAGTACTTGTGAAGGTAAAGACCCTTCCATTAACTAGGAGAAAAATAAAATGGCTGAAGTAGATACAGCAGTATTAAGCGCAGAGCACGGTTCTATCCGTCATGACATAGCAGTGGAATCAGCACGCTTGGGCGCACAGATTGGTGCCGAAGCATGTAGCCTCCAGCGTGGTCAAGGCGACATCCGCCGTGAGCAAGCAGTGGGTTTTGGTGACACCCGTTACAACATCGCAGAGCGTGCAGGCGACATCCGTCGTGAAGTTAGTCAAGCAGCTTGCGACATCAACAAAAACGTGAGTTTTGAAGGCCAAGAGAATGTCATGGCCACCAAAGACGCACGCTATGACATAGCTACACGAATCGAAAGTTCTGCAGACCGCGTCAGCGATCGCATGATGGAACTGCGTGGTTTGGTAGGTCAGCGTTTTCATGAAGTTAGCCATGATCTGGCAACCCTCAAACAAGGTCAGGCCACATTGGCCAAAGACGTTGAACTCAATGCTCTCAAGACGCAGATGGAAGTGGCCAAACAGACCACATACCTGGCTGACAAAGTTGCTAATGAGAATGAGAAGACACGCGATCTTATCAACGATCTCAAGTATCACGATTTGAACCGTGGCTTGGTTGAGCGCAACACAGCCTTGGTTGAATGTGAAGCCGATCGTCGTCATTGGAGACACAACGCTGAGATGAGCCAGTACCAGAATCAGTGGGCTGCTCTGCAGAACCAGATCCAGGCTTTCGCTAGCCAGTTGCAAGAGACACGTCAAGGCATGGTCAACTTCGGTACCATGGCCGGTGTTGGTCAGACCTCCACGAGCAATAACGTTCAGTAATTGAACGCCGCTGTGTAGTGGCTCTCATAGGTGGACCCCACAAAGGTCCACCTATTTTGCAACAAGGATAGGAAATGGATAGTCTAGAACGAAGATTAGTAGAACTCAATGAAGCATTGCTGAGATTGAGCTCGGGTGAAAGAATAGACCCACAGATGATCGATCAAGCACGCAGAGTCTTGGCCGGCGGATATGGGATCAATACTGGCCCCGGCAACGACACAGTCATCGTCAACAAAACCATCAACAAAGGAAGCAATTGTGACAGCACAACGGGAGCGACAGGCGCTACGGGACCGACTGGACCAGCAGGTGAACAAGGACCTGACGGCCCTCCTGGTCCGGCAGGAGAAACTGGAGAACCTGGTCCGCCAGGACCGCCAGGCCCAGAGGGACCTCCTGGTCCGACTGGAGAGTGTGCTTGCGAATTCAAGAGAATTCTGGTATCAGAAGACTACCACGCTCAAGTGGATGATTATTATATTGGTGTTGATTGTACTGGACCGGTTACTATCACACTTCCCGCAGCTAGTCCAACTCGCGGAGAAATTATTATAAAATCCGAGATGGGTGCGCCCCTGGGCAACAGGAAGATCACCGTAGTTCCGCCTGACGATGGTTCCTCTGAGATATTGATTGACGGTGAAGAAAAGTATGTGATCAAAGTGCCATATGGCTCGGTTAGGCTAGTGGCCTATGGCTGGAACTGGTGGATCATATAAGGAGATTGGAATGTTTCATTATTATTTGCAGCAATTAGATCGATTTAATTTTCACACACTACAAAACCACAAGATGTGGTGGCCGTATCCTTGGTGGAAGCTAGGACGTCGGTGATAATAACAAATTAATTTAAAGGAGCGAGCAATGAGAAGATCATTTTATGATTATGATAGACACGATAGATTCTACCGTAGATGGTATGATAGCTGCTGCGGTCATTATGGCTACGACTGTTTTTATGGGTGCTGTGGCCATTACCCCTACGACCGTTACTATCGCGGTTGGTACTAAAAAGGAGAACCCAAAATGAACAGACCAAATTACCCTTGGAGACGCAGATACTTCGCCCCTTATCCGTGGGGGAATTATTCCAGCATGGATCTCTACAACAGCCAGTATTCTAATGTGGCACAGAGCATCTACAATACCGGATACATGGACGGTGTCACGCAGAGCAGCGTGGTCAACCAGACACAAAACCAGACGTTTGGTGGTTGGTGGTAATATGCCACTGGAATACGAACTTGACAAGGACGAATATGATGACGACGAAATTGATGGCCGCGAATTCGATGCCCTCATCAATGGAAATCTTGGCCATGGCCCGGGAATTATTGATGGACCGGTACGAGGAAGAAAAATACCGGGCTCTGGAACAATGGCAGGCTTTGGGCGAAGTGACTTGGAACACCACAGGAACCATACTGCCGTATCCCAGCCTGCCGGATTATCCCACCTGTGATGAGATAATAGCGCTGGCACGGCATCTCCAGGCCTATTTTTCTGAGATGCAGCACGACGACATCACGGAGTCAGAATATGTCGTCCGGGAATCCTGGGGCAAGGAAGAGCCGGAACCTGAGCCAGTGGTTGAGCCCGAGCCCTTTCCTGCTCCAGTGCCCACGGTGGAATCCGCTGATGCTGCTATCCAACAACCCACCCAGCCCTCTTGATTACAGGGATCACAAGTATCGGTCGAAATCGGCACCACTGGTAGACCGAGTGGATCTCCGCGAGTGGGCCGGCTTGGTTGAAGATCAAGGCAATCTCGGCAGTTGTACCGGGAGTGCCATGACCGACGCTTATGAGACCACGGTAAAGATCCAGTATCCCGAGCGCTGGACAGAACTCAGCAAATTATTTGTTTACTATAACAGCAGGGTCTTTTACAACGGACTTGACCAAGACGGCGGGTCCTATCTGCGCGATACCTTGAAAGCCGTGCGGAAATATGGTGTGTGTAGAGAAGAGCTCTGGCCCTATGATGTCGTAAAGTTTGATCAACAACCCACCCCACGTGCCTATGTAGACGCACAATACCGCACCGTGACCAATTACGAAGTGTTGTACGACAATCAAGAGATCATGGAGGTGCTGAACTTCGGCCGTCCGGTACTGATAGGACTGACTCTTTATCCGGGGTTCCTGGATCTCAACCAGGGAGATAATGTAGTGGCCATGCCCGATGCCGGCGAATCCAGCGTGGGTAATCATGCCATGTGCCTGCTGGGCTATGATCGCCCAGCACGTCGTTTCCTGGCCAAAAACAGCTTTGGTGTGGAGTGGGGCGATCTAGGCTACTGCTGGATACCTTTTGAATATATGACTGCTTACTGTTTTGATCGCTGGTGCTTTGACATCTCGGATCAAGATATCATGATCCTGGGGTGAGGTCATATATACTGTGTCCGGGTCAGGAGTACCCAGACATTTAACGCTGGTCAGGAGTACCAGCAGAAAGGTAAATCATGAAACTTGTAACGGCTGTTATCAAGCCGTTCAAGCTCGATGAAGTGCGGGAAAACCTCACGGAGATAGGAATCTCCGGGGTCACCGTCACTGAAGTCAAGGGCTTTGGACGGCAAAAAGGGCACACCGAGTTGTACAGGGGTGCCGAATACATCGTAGACTTCCTCCCCAAAATCAAACTGGAGATCGCTTGCTCCGAGGAGCAGGTAGATCACGTGATCGAAGCCATCGAAAAGGGAGCCCACACGGGCAAGATCGGCGATGGCAAGATCTGGGTCACTGGTATTGATCGCGTGATCCGCATCCGTACCAGTGAATCTGGAAAGGAGGCCCTGTGATGGAACTCAATTACGCATTTGATACGTTTTACTTCCTGATCATGGGTGCCATGGTCATGTTCATGGCCGCTGGCTTCAGCATGCTGGAAGCCGGTATGGTGCGCACCAAAAACACCGCAGAGATACTCACCAAGAACATCGCGCTGTATGGCGTGGCCTGCGTGATGTATCTGGTGTGCGGCTACAACATCATGTATGGATCTTCGCCCGGCGGGTGGCTGCCCAGCATAGATTGGTTGGTGTCAGGCGATCACGCTGCCCCGGCCGCAGAAGGTGCCTACTACAGCAAGATGGCAGACTTCTTCTTCCAGATCGTGTTCGTGGCCACATGCATGAGCATCGTATCAGGAGCCATCGCTGAGCGCATGAAACTGTGGGCTTTCCTGGCATTTGCTGTCGTCATGACTGGCTTCATCTATCCCATCGAAGGTTACTGGAAGTGGGGCAAAGGTGCGCTAGATGCTGCAGGCTTCCTGGACTTCGCTGGATCTGGTGTGGTACACCTGGCAGGTGCTGCTGCTGCTCTGGCAGGAGTGATCTTGTTGGGTGCCAGAAAAGGCAAATACATCAACGGTCGTCCACAGGCCATACCAGCATCAAATCTCGCCTTGGTGGCCCTAGGTACATGGATCCTGTGGTTTGGTTGGTTTGGATTCAACGGTGGCAGCCAACTCAAGATGTCAACATTCTCTGACGCCAATGCCGTGGCACAGGTCTTGGTCAACACCAATCTGGCTGCAGTGGGAGGTGTGTTGTTCACCATGATCCTCAGCAAGGTATTGACGAAGAAAACTGATCTCACCATGGTGCTGAACGGTGCACTGGCTGGCTTGGTCAGCATCACCGCAGAACCCCTGACACCCACTCCTGTAGTGGCCCTGATCATCGGTGCTGTAGGCGGGGCGATCTGCTATGGTTCGGTGCTGTTCCTGGATCGCGTGGCCCGGATAGATGACCCGGTAGGTGCCATATCTGTACACGGTTCTGCTGGTATCTGGGGCTTGGTGGCAGTGGCCTTGACCAATGACAAAGCATCAGTGATCACACAGCTCTATGGTGCAGCAGTGATCTTGGCTTGGGTGTTTGTGGCCAGTTTCGTCACTTGGTACATCATCAAGAAGATCATGGGCCTGCGTGTGTCGATCAAAGAAGAGCACGAAGGTTCCGACATGGAAGAGTGTGGACTCATGGCCTATCCAGAGTTCCGGCACAGTTCCAAGTAAAGGATCTGTCCCAAACAAAAACCGCCCTCGGGCGGTTTTTTATTGATTTTTATTTTTCCATATCACACTGGATATCACTATCGCAGCAGCCATCACGACGAAGGTCAGTGAGATCGGGCGCTCAACAAATATCCACCAGTCGCCGCGGCTGATGGTCAATGCCCTGCGGAAGTATTCCTCGAACATGGGTGCCACTATGAAGGCCAAGGCCATGGGTGCAGGTTCGAATCTCAACCATCGTATCGCTAATCCCAACACAGCGAACGCAGCCAACAGCACTAGATCGAACCAACTGTTGTTGATGCTGTATGCGCCTATGACAGAGATGGCAAAGATTGAGGGATACAAGATCCATCGTGGGATCTTCAGCACCGCGATCCAGACACGCACCAAGGGTATGTTCAAGATCACTAGGATGAGATTGCCGATCCACATGCTGGCTATCAGGCCCCAAAACAAAGCCGGATTGTTGCTGATCACATTGGGTCCAGGCTGTATTCCGTTGATGATCAGCACTGCGACCATCAAGGCCATTACGGGAGTCACAGGCAGGCCCAACATCAAAGTGGGCAGGAACTGGCTCTGGGCGCTGGCATTGTTGGCAGCTTCGGGTGCAGCCACGCCGGCCACAGCACCTTGACCAAACTTATTGGGATCTCGGCTGATGCGTTTTTCCAGAGCATAACTAAGGAAACTACTGAGCACCGCGCCACCGCCGGGCAACAATCCCAGCAAGGTTCCTAGCACGGTACCTCGCCCAGCAGGCATCACGGCTTCACGACTCTCTTGCAGAGTAGGATGCAAACTAGACACCTCTCCAGGTCGTCCTGGTCCGGGGTCTGGGCGCAGGATGTTATACAGTATCTCAGCCAGGCCAAACACCCCAATGGCCATGACAGCGAAGGGTATTCCGTCGGTGAGATACACGATATCTGCAGTGAATCTGGTGCGGCCCGTAGTGATGTCTGTTCCCACCAATCCAAGGAAGGCACCCAACGCTACCATGATCAATCCCGGCAACAATCCCCCTTGCGTTACTGCCACGCAGGCCAATATACCCAGCAACATGAGACTGGCATATTCAGCCGGACCAAAGAAAAAAGCCAATTCACTGAGTGGAGCGGCTAACATAGCAATCACCAAGGTAGCCACAGTACCACCCACGAAACTGGCCAAGGCCGTGATGGTCAGGGCCGCACCGCCACGTCCTCTCTGTGTCATGGCATAGCCATCCAACACAGTGATGGTGCTGGAGGCTTCTCCGGGCAATTTCAGTAATATAGAAGTGATGCTGCCACCATACTGGCTTCCATAGTAGATGCCGGCCAAGAATATGATGGCACCAGTGGGATCACCTACTCCATAGGTCATGGGCAACAGCAAGGAGATAGTGGCCATGGGCCCTAGTCCCGGTAACACTCCCACCAAGGTGCCCAAGGTTACGCCTAGCAAACATAGCAGTAGGTTTTCTGGTGACAGCGCGGTAGCAAATCCCAGTATTAAATTTTCCATTTTATGACCATTTCAATCTAAAAAGCACGGCCGCCTGCTCATCGCGGAAACGATAGTAATCGTAGGAGACGGTACCCGACGCGATGTTCAGGGCGATATCTGTGCCATAGCGATACCACCGATCATTGAACTCGCCGAACTGCTCTCGACACCAAGGCGACACAATCTTGTAAGAATGCTGGGTCCGGCACTCATAAGGAAAACGATGCTCCAGCAATCGTGTCTCCAAGGGCACTATGGGTTCTCGAGACATCACGACCACCTCAATATAAACAATGATCGATCCTGCTCATCACGGAACCAGAACTTGCCGTTGTTGGCATACCAGCGTTCTCCGCGCTTGGGAGGAGATCCTCCCCATATGCTGGTAGTGCTGGGTCCCATGGTCTCAACGACCCACTGTTCCATCTCTGGCCATGGAGGGGGATGGTCGCCACCAAACCAAGGTCCCACGCAATAATATGTCCGACCGTAGACGGTACCTTCGCCGGTGCTTATCTTCATGACCACCTTAGGGCGAACAATATCGCATCTTTTTCGTCCTCAAACCAAAAGGTCGAGCCGGTCCATGAATAGTGGGCACTGCCGAACTGATCTGAGCACCAACGATGTATCTCCGACCACCGCTGGGTGTTCACAGCATGTGCTGGATAGTAGCCAGCCTGAAAGAATACAGTACGCCAACCACCTCTGGCCTCTATTTCCCGCTTGTTGGCGCTGATTCGATCAGCGAACGCCTGTATGCTTTCCCGCATCACGACCACCGCATCAAGAACATGGCCGCTGACTGGGAGTCAAGGTAGAAAACACCCCAACTAGGATAGCCATATTCGATATCGTTTGCCTCTAACCATATTCCAATCTCCTGGCATCGATTCCATAACTCTTGATCCTTTTCGCTGTGGATGATCTCTAACCTGTGGGTGTATCCGTGCCGGTCGATCACTATGGGCGCGGTTTCGTCTACTCGAATCTTCATGACCACCTCAACAGGAACATGATTTCATTTTCGGGAGATTTGAACTTCGGAGTTATGCTCATGCCATCGCTTTCCCAGGTCGCTTCGGGGAATTCTCGGTTGAACCAATCCAGTTGTTCTTCCAAGGTCATGAGGACATCTTGTGCTATCTGATCGTTGAAGTACCCAGCCACATAATCGTAAAATCCCTCGGGTAGTTTCACGCCCACCTCAACATGAACCAAGTGTAATCTTCGTCACGGTCGAAGATGAGATAAGTGTCGTCGCCACTGTTGGCATCGATCCTGCATCGATATGTCTCTTGCCAGCGTTGGCCATACTGTCGTGGGCTTTCCAAATGTTCTATGGGAAGAGCACCATGTGCCCGCCAGTAAGTACGGCTGAACTCGGGATCCATGATGTTGATTCGGATCATCGTGCCCACCTCAAGGAAAATAACAGAGCCTGCTGTTCGGTTTCAAAATGCCACTCGTATTGGCCCGCCTTGGTCCGATAGAAACAACACCAGGAGCCATGATGATTTTTGGTCACAGCCCAGCGTGGTCCCCACTGATCCTGGCACCACGACCAGGCACCACGATCGCCCTGATCTATATCTCCCCGGGTCATCACAGAATATGGCAGATCTTTCATCGCTGCCACCGCAGGGTAAACATCAACTGTTGCTGTTCTGAAGCGAACCACCACTGATAGGTGCTGGGATAGTTTTCCACCTGATTACCTGTCCAGAACACCGTCCAGGTGCCCTCGGTATTGCCCACTACCTGCCATCTATGCCCCCATTGCTCGATACACCAGGGTTCGGCTTCGCGTAGGATTTCTCGATCGGTCTGCACACCATAGGGTAATTCTTTCATCGCTGCCACCTCAATCGGAACAGCACAGCGTCTTGTTCATCGCGGAAGGTATAACGGGCGAGATAGTCCCACTGGCGCGACACATCTGATACATCTGTGATGTTATGTCCTGTGTAACTCTCGCAGTGATCCAGGGCCCAGAGATTGGCCGCCCAGAAGCGTTTTTCGGCTTCGTGATAGCTCTGGCCACTATCGTTGAGGAACACCTCGATCACGACCACCTCAACAGGAACAAGGCGTAATCTTGGGATCGGAGGAAGTAGATGGTTTCCCACCGGGCTCGGAAACTGTCTGCGTCAAATGTGCTTTGGCACCAGTCAACGATGTCCTCCCAGGGTGCTATACCAGTATATTGCCAGGATCGTATCATGACCACCTCAACAAGAATATGGCTGCTTCAGCCTCATCAAACTCTGCATATACTGGGTAATCGGTATGCTCCGGCCATCCCGGCAAGCCCTTCACTACGCGACAGCGGAAATATTCAGCGAATTCCTGATCCATGGTTTCGTAGTCAGGTATGCCACGATGCTCGCGAAGCCATTCAGCGGCCCGGACCACGGGCTCTGACCAACCCGGTAATCGCACGGTCTTCATAGCCACCTCAAGGCAAAAGCCACACGATCACGCTCTCCTTGCCAGCTGTTGCCAAAGTAGAAACGACAGTGATACTCGCCATCCCGTAGCACAGCATCGTTGGTGATGTAGGTAGGACAGTTAGCCTTGGCCCATTCCAGGGGTTCGTATCGTGTGTTTGACCCAGGCTGAGCCTCGGGCACAAGGATATCCACCCAGTTGCTCATGACCACCTCGTGGTTATGTAGGTCTCCACAGCAGGATCTTGGCACTCTACTGATACATAGTCTTGCCATCCTGATTGCTGTATCCTCCACGCACCATCCTGATTGTACCATACGGCCCGCATGGCAGTGGTCTTGACATGTCCGGGTGCCAAGGGATCATCTTTTGTACGATTGGTGCTGGGCCAGTTGGCACCTATATTTTCGTGCAACCAAACCAACACCTCTCGCATGTGTTTTTTTGGGATCTGTATCATGACCACCTCAGCACGAACATGGCCAGCACATCCTCCGTCATCTCCAGGGTCATGCCCTGTCGCCGGGCGCCGTTGTCCCGACACCAAGCATCCAGTTCCTCTTCATGGTCGGCCCAGAACTGCCAGTCACCCAACAGCACATAGGATGCAGGTCTCCAGTCATGTTTCACCACCACGAATCTACTGTGCGGATTCATCATCCTGTGTCACGGTCTCGTCATAGTCGCCCAGGTCAGGAACTCCCGGAAACTGTTATACACAGCCTGGGCTTCCTGGCCATCTTGGGGTACCGGCACTCCACGCACCCAGAACCCCTGGGGACTGATCCTAAGCATTTCCTCACCGGCTATTATGATAGTCATAGTGTCGGGGTCCAAAGACTCCAACTCTTCCACAACAGCGATGACATCACGCGGATCACATGTGGCCATCACCATGCTCCTGGCCATGCGGCGTAGCGATTGATGCTGGTGAAGGCCTGGCACAGTTTCTTGGACACTTCGGACTCTCGGCGACGGTTCCAATGCTGGTCTGCCAAGCCTGTGACGATTTCAAGTTCTTCCCGTTTACCAGTCCACTTGGTGCGTGCCAGGCCCAAGGGACGTCCACGCTGTGCGGCGAACCCCAGATCCCACATGCGCTGGATGATCTCTTCTCGGTTGGTCAGTCTCCGTCCCGTGACCACATCATAGATGCCTTGGTGCTCTTTCAGCACGAAGCCGATGCGGTAAGCATAGTAAGTGAAGAAACTGCCACGAGAGCCGACATCAAACACCGGGCGGATCTCATAGGACGAATCGATCCAACGATTGAACTTTTCTATCCATGGCTCAGTGAACACACTCTGGGCCGTGGTGCAGATGTCTCCGTGCTCGCCCTGCCCAGCCACTTGTATCTGCGTGGGAGTGATTATGGCCAAGAGTTGATCATGCCGCCTGGCCTGTGTGAGTACGAAGTCTCGATTGGCTTCGCTGTGTTCCAGTGCCTGTGGCTTCAGAGTAAACAGCGTGAGTTGGTCGCTTTCGCGGGTATGGGTGGTATCAGCCCATGCATAGGTGTAAGCGTCACGCCGGAGCCGCTGGTTGATCTTGTTGACCTGGTAGACGATCTCGTATTGGATCATGCTCGCACCCGCTGGATCAAGGCCTGTGTTTCAGTGAAGTCTGTGATGGGCTCTTCGTCCATCCAGGCCCATAAGATCATCTGATAAACGATGTAGGCTTCGATCTTGAGATTGCGTGGCAGGCTGTCAAAAAACGCCAACACCTGTTCCGTGCTCTCCATCTCCCATATCTTATTGGCAAGGTCAACCTGTAGCGGGCTCAATCCTGGAATCTCTATGCTCATGTTTGCTCCTGTTGATTTATTTTACCAAGGTCAGCCATACTTGCTCTTTGTCGTGTACCTCTCGGAAACGGCCACGGTGGCCATCCACATCGCAGCACCAGGCTTGCACAGCTTCGTAACTGCCTTGTGCTTCTGCTGGCACACGCTCGCGGATCCACATGGCTATGGCCCAGAACACTGTGCGGTTGTGCGTGTCGGCGTTGTGCAAGGCCCGTTCCATGTCATGGGCCAGCATGGCCGTGGCAAACCCACCAGGCTCGAGACCGTTGAGCAGATAGCGTTCCATGGATCCTTTGAAGTCTTCGCTGAACTGCATGTAGCACCATCGCAGATCAGAGATATCCCAGTCGATCATTGATTTAGTTGATTTCTTCATCTTGGACTCGATGTTTGGGCTGGCGTTGATATTGGGTGTGATCGCGATGGCGCACAGGACGGTTCCGATTGTTCTTGGCCACCCAGTTTCGCGTCTTGATCTGTTTCTTTACTTTGGTCATAATGAGTATTGTAGCGTGTATATCCGTTTTTGGTCAACTGATCCGACCCGATAACCTGGCCCATGTTAGGGTCTCTTCTGTGACATACACACGCCGTCGATTCGTGTCTAGGAACCAATGTGGATTGCGGTAAAAGCCCGCTGTGGGCGTGTGCCAGAAACTATCCCGAGACATTTCTTCTCGTGTGACTGGGCCGTAGAGTTCGATAGTTTTGGGACCATAATGTTCGGTGAGCCAACGGCTGAGATCGCCCAAATCATTTCTCCAGAGTCCCTGCCGGCGGCTGTAAGAGGCAAAGTAACGATAGCCGTGCCGCCAGCCCGAGTGCCTATAGTTCATTTTGGTCCACTTCACGTCATTTTCCTTGTGTTGGTAAGCATATGGCGGCCATGGTTATCCCTTTGGACTCCATGGTAGGACGGACTACTTTTTGTGCAAGATAATCACACCTCTGCTGATCATGGTAGACACCAAATTCCCGTGGTGGCATCGCCATCCCAAAATAAACTACCCACAGGGTCCAAGTCATGCCGTGATCCAGTCCACAGAGTCGCGAGTCTCGATGCTCTCGTCGCCGTCATGTTCGGTGATGCGGAACTGGGTTCCCACTGGGAGCCACTCGACTTGGAGATTTTCCAATCCCCCGAGATAAGCATCGGGATATTTTAGCGTGGCGATGGCTTCGACCTGGGCTTGCCACCCATCGGCCCGCCGATCCACCAAGTCAGCGATCTGGGGATCAAAGATCATGCGTTCAGCGACAAGGGATTGTTCGACATCGAGGCTATTAGCCCATGTCGACCACCCGGCTCCGAACCCTGGGCTGTATAACACAGCCACCTGATCATCGTGTATCAATTTGTCCACTCGTCAACTCCATTTTTTTCCAAAGTGTACACCCCAGACAAAAACTATATAGGTGTAGATTGCTAAGACGACAATTTTATGCCATTCCATCATTCAACTCCAAAGTGTTTCTTGATGGCTTCTGCAACATCTACACCACCGTGAGGATAAGCAGCATCGAACCCAATCTGGGCACATTCCCGCACGATTGACTCGGCCAATCGTTCAATCACGTCCCAATCGGCAAAGTCAGAAGCACCTACTACCTGACGACCTGTGGCCTGACGGGCCAACTCAATAATCTTTCCGTTCATCATTCAACTCCGAAATGTTGTTTCAACACTCGAGCAACATCATTGCCGCTGACTTCAGACTGCCCATACTCAACTTCGAATAGGTCGTTGGCTTCTTCTATGATCCGCTGGGCGAATCGTTCCTTTTCTTCATCAGTCCAATAATAACTACCAATTTCAAGATCCTGATCCCGGATGAGTTTTCTGATTCTTCCGTTCATCATGCCACCTTCCTTTCACGCACATCGGTGTTCAAGTTTGGGCGCAGTTCGCGGATCAAGGCACGCTCCACAGAGTGTGCGGCTGACTTACCACGAACAACAGCCAGGATGGTGTAGCAGAAGCATTCGGGGCCACGCTCGCGCAGAGCCTCGTACAGGGCCCAGGATTTATCTTCTGAGCGGCTACGATACAGGTGTTTGTTCATACGAACACGCACCGATTTCAGCACGGTGCTTTCGGTCCGGGCAGTGACGCCAATGTAGAAGTCCGTGCCCGAAATGATCTTATACACGATATGCGTACGATCAGTTCGCTTTTTACGGGGTGCTTTTTTAGTGTCCATACATACATTATACCAAAAACGGGTTTTCTGGTCAACCGCCCCCGAAACGGGGGATTAGCGGGCACTAACTTGTGGTATTTTTACAACAATTATAGCAAAAAAGGATTTATTGGTCAACCGTGCATTACAATGACGTTCTTTGTTACCCTTGGTTAAGGGCACAGTGGCAGGTGGTATATCAGCCCTGTTGCCTAGATCGCCCCTACACCCTGGGTGTGTGGCCCATACGTTATCCCCAAGTCAATTGGACAGACCAGACCATAGTGATCATGCATGCCCAGGACTTCCTGACCATCGACGATCAAGGCTGTCCGGAGTTAAGGAATATCGAACAGCATTTTGGTGATCGTAGTCGCCAAGTCATTGTGGTGCATTGGAACTACGATCTTGGCCGCGTGTATTCTGGTCCGCTGAATCTCGTCTATTTCCCCACCCACACCTATGAGATCATACAAAATCTCCGCGCTGGACCTTTGTCTGGGTGGAGGAACGATCCCGAGCAGCATCGACATCGCAGATGGCAATGCCTCAATGGCATACCTCGTCCGCATCGTAGATGTGTGCATGAGTGGCTCAAACCACATACCAATGGTGTCACATGCCTGGGCAAGATAGATCCCCTGCCACAGGATGCTTATCACGATGTCTACACCTGGACCGGTGATCTCTTGATCAACGAAAACAATTTCTTGAGATTGAGTTGGCTATATCAGCACACCTGGATCAACATAGTCACTGAGACACAGTACACAGAATCTCCTGGCATTATCTCTGAAAAAACGCTGTGCGCTTTCTTGGCAGGGCAGGTGCCCATAGTGATAGGATATCGCGGCATCGTTGAAGATTGCCGCCGCATAGGATTCGACATGTTCGATGACGTAGTCGACAACAGTCATGATGATCTCGATGACATATCACGCTGGCAACAGGCTCTAGAGCGTAACAAAAATCTCATACTGGGGGACAACGATCTTGGGCACCTAAAGCCACGGTTGTTACAACAGCGAGAGTGGGTGTTGGATCAGTGGCCGGCAAAAATGATACAAGATTACAACAAAAGATCTAGCGAGATCCTAGAGAATCTAACCAGGCCTTGAGATCGCCATACAAGGTGGCCATCATGGCTTCGCGGCTACCGAAGAATATGATACGGCGTCGCTTTTTCCTGGCATCAAAATCTAAGTAGTAGGGCCATTCCAGTTTGCGATCGAGGTCCAATATGGTCTTCTTGTCGATCCTTGCGCGGAATGCGCCCACATCATCGGCGCTGGGCAGTTCCAGTTGCCACGATTCCAACTTCAACACATCGTGCATGATCTTGTAGCCGTGATTGGTCAATCGCATGCCACCGTCGCGACGTATGTTGGCCCACCAAGTGATCATGGCCTGATCAACACTTTCGCGATTTCGTTCGGGGATGGAGTCACGCAGCCGCGTGACTATTTCAAGTTTTCGGTTTTGCATTGGGGAATATCTGCTCCCCTTGCTTGAGAAGTACTACCGAGAATTTGTCGGTCTTGAATTGGGCATTGAGTTTCTTGCAGAGATTGATGGCGTGACCTTGGTTGCTAAAACTGACTTTTTTGTACTTGGGCCCAGGATACTGCACCAACATGTTGGCAGTCTTGAGATTGATGGGTTCTCCATCAAAGAATACCGCGTAGATGCCCGTGGCCGCCAGGACCTGCTCGGTCTTGTAGGTCACGCGATCTGTGGTTTCAACTAATACCTGAGGTTTGGGTCTCGACATTCCATTAAACTCCTACTTTTATTTATGCCGTTATCGTAGTAGTTTTAGAATGACCCGCCCTCTACTTCAATGGTCTGTATCTGTGGTTCTCGGGCTTGTTGTTCACGTAATTCCTGAATGATCAACAATAGTTTGGTGATATCACCGTGTAGATCGCGGGCTTCATTGAGGCTCAGCACGATATCTCGTTGCTGTTTACCTTCGGCCGCTCGCAATCGATCGATGAAACGATTGATGTGCAGGCTCATATCCCCTCGGCTTCCTGCTGTGTCATGAACGGACCTTGATACTTGTATCGCTGGATCGCGATCAGTTTGGGACAGTTGACCACGGTCCAGTTGCGCCCTTGCTTGACACGATACCATCCAGCGGCATACCAACTCTTGCTCCGTGGCTCGCGTGTCCACAGCGGCACATGATGCTTGACATCATACACGGCGTTGTAGGGTTTGTGTGTGGTGGGATATCCGTGCACCGAGTTATCAGTTTTTACAGTGGTCTTGCGATGCTGTGGTTCGAACTCGATGTTGACTTTTTTCTTGATGGTGTGTATGGTCTTGAACTTTTCTACTTGATCTCGTATCTTGACCTGGAAACCACCTGATGGGTCTGCTTCGATGTTTCCTACTTTTTGATCATCCTGGCGGAGGATCCAATATTGATTAGGGATTACTGGTTTGGCTACTATCATTTAATACTCCTTGATAAGTCTGGTTCAACCAACGTGCATATTGCTCGGCTTGCTCGCTCACGCGGTTGAGTTCGTAACGTCCACAGAACTTCATGAACCTTACTCCTACCTGCCCGACATCTTTGTGGCTGATCTGCTCACGGATCGCGCCATCTACTGCTGTCTTGATCTCATCTGGCTGCTTGGTAAGATCTATTAGGTGACGATTGCGATTGTAATCATCCAGCACCCGATGTTCAACACCTTCGTGATCAGTCCAGCGTTGCAGCATGAGATTGTTCCACGCATAGCCTCTTGAATCTCGATCTTCAAATGCCTCGGTGAGACCTACTTTGTTT